TGAGATAAAAGAAGATGTGTACTATACCTTACAAGATGGTAAATTTAAAGAATCAGAACAACAGTAAGAATTTAATAAAAACTATGATAGCACTAATTATCACATCCTTATTAGGAGACTACTCCGTTGCTGAAGAAGTAGAAAAACAACTCCAATACCAGGACAAAAAGAAAGAATCCGATGAAGTTGTAAGTATCCATCAGTTCGACATGCTTTCCCGGTCCTATGATGCAAAATTTGACGAATGTGAAAAACTCAAAGCCGAAAACCAGGAATTAAAGAAGGCAAATATTAAGCTGATGGAAGCGGTTAACAAGTACCGGTACTTTATCGAGTGCCAACGAAACGAAATAGATAAACTATAATGATACAAAAAGAATATGTACATGCTTCTTTTTGTACTGGCATAGGAGCATGTGAATTAGCGGCTATGTGGATGGGATGGCGGAATGCATTTTCTTGTGAAATAGATCCATTCTGCCATCAAGTACTTAAATATTATTATCCTCATATAAAACATTATGGAAACATATTCGGAACAGATTTCTCAGAATGGCGGGGGAAAGTTAATGTCATCACGGCAGGGTTTCCTTGTTTTGTGGCCGGCACGCCTGTGCTGACAAAACGGGGCTTCCTGCCGATAGATGAAGTCCGGATTGGGGATGAAGTACTGACTACAGACAGAAGTTATCATCCCGTGGAATGCACAATGCGCCATACGGCGAACGAAATCATATATCTGAGAGCGCAAGGCATGTATAAAGAGCTGAAATGCACCCCCAACCATCCTTTTTACGCTAGGAGCAAGCGAAGATACTATGAAAATGGGACTATAAAAACGGTCTATGGGGAAGCGAAATATGTAAAAGCCTCCGAACTTGCAAAGGGTGACAAGGTAGGTTACCCCATACATGAAGGTAGCGATACGTCTTTTACCACCGCATTCTGGAAACTTGTCGGAGCATGGATAGCGGTCGGATGGACGGACATCGGAAAGCGGAAAGGAAGGAAAAACTGCTGCAACCATAAGGCCATTATCTGTTGCGGAAAGAAGCATATAGCGCGCTTAAACCATATCATCCAAAAAGCAGGATTCAAATACACGCTTTCCGAGGAAAGGACAACATTCAAATGTATCATCTGCAACAAAAAGTTGTGCGAGTTCTTGCAGGATTTCGGCAAATACGCACACGGGAAACACCTTACGCCACAATGTTTCATGCTCGATCGTAGCAGGAAGAAGGCGTTATTGGACGGCTGGTTTGCCGATGGATATAAGAAACCCAACGGAGCGCAATGTGTCACAACCGTCAGCGAGCGGCTGGCTCTTGACATGGCGCAAATCGCACGTGACGTGTATTTGTGCCCCGTAAGCATAAGCCGCAAAATGTGCAACAGGGTTTGTGTCATTGAGGGGCGGGAGGTCAACGAGAGGCCGCAATATTGCGTTACCATATCCAACTGTGAAAAATATGGTTTCTACGAGGATGGATTTGTGTGGTGCAATATAAAATCTATAAGAAGAGAAAAAGAATCAAACGAAGTTTTTAATCTATCTGTAAATGAAGAACATTCATACAATGTTTACGGAATCGCAGTCCACAACTGCCAGCCATTCTCCTGTGCCGGATCAAGAAAAGGAGCGGAAGATGACCGCTACCTCTGGCCGGAAGTGCTTAGGGGAGTTGACGAAATCCGACCCAATTGGTTTATTGGTGAAAACGTTGCTGGAATCACAAGCATGGTACTCCCCGGTGATGAAATTAAAGTGGGAAGTTACACGGATCTCGAAGGAGAAAGTTACCTGGAGACGGAAATGCGTCAGCAATTTATTGTTGACAGAATCTGCAACGACCTCGAAAGTATCGGTTATTCCGTCCAGCCGATTATTATACCGGCTTGTGCCGTCGGTGCGCCGCATAGAAGGGACAGAATCTGGTTTATTGCACACGGAGGGGAAACTATTGCCAACTGTTCAAACGCAAGGCCTGAAGGTATGCAACAAGGGGGAAACGGAATTTATGAATTTGAAGTTACTGCCGACACCGATAAAGAGTTACTGGAAGCTAGGGACGCCCAAAGACCGCAACGACGGGAAAACCAGGGATTCACAATTAAATCATTTAATTGCTCATCACGCTGGGAAAACTTCCCATCTCAATCCCCTGTTCGTTTCAGATATGATGGGATTTCCAATAATGTGGTGCGATATATAAAAACAGAAGTTTATGATGCCATCAAAGAATATATTAGAAGAGAAGACTTGCCCCGTGTGTGGGAAGCCTTTCAAAAGAAGAAGGTTCGGGAACAGATTGGAGGATTATTCGAGATTCCAGAACCGAATTTATTGCTCGAAGTCTTGCAGCGCACATCGGAGAATAGACGATATGAACAAGAACAGAACGGCTTATCACAATTTAGCGAGGAAACATCGGGAAGGGTATTGTGCTATTTGCGGAAGTACGGAACATTTGCAAGTTCACCATTTGGACAGAAATATAAAGAACAATTCGCCCAGCAATTTGGAAACATTATGCCAGAGTTGTCATATGAAATTGCATTGGCGACTAAGAAGATTGTCGAAGAATGTGAACGGACAGCATCTTGGGTGAGAGCAGAATCCATAAAAGCTTATGGCAACGCAATAGTTCCCCAAGTGGTATACGAGATTTTTAAAGCAATAAAAACAATAACACAAAATGGATGAACAAGGATTCTTAAAACTTAGCAGGAGCTTGAGCCATGAAATTATATTTAGTATATTAGGCCGAATTATAAAATACTAAATTAAATAATAATATGAAAGCAATTGAAACAACCTATAATGGTTATCGCTTCCGATCAAGATTAGAAGCTCGATGGGCTGTATTTTTCAAGTATATACACTTAGATTACGAGTATGAGAAGGAAGGTTTTACTCTTGAAAATGGGCTATCATATCTTCCTGATTTTTATATTCCATCCATGGATCTGTACATTGAAATTAAACCTTCATTTTCAGAAATTACCATGGATGATGCGTTAAAGATGGAGTGTTTTGGAAATAATAAACAACTTATGGTAATAATCGGTAGCCCAGGAAAGCAAGAAATGTATTATTTATCCAAATGTGTTTATAATGGACAAATTAACGAATATCTATCAGATGGTTCATACGATGATTTTACAGAATTTCTCGAAGGGATGTATCAATCATTTGAAGAGGTAGATTTTGCTATTTCTCCCTTTAACCATGATTGGACGATATGCTATAAAGATCTTAGATCTGCACCAGATGATTACGACTATAAAATAGCCTTATTAAAAGCTCGGCAAGCAAGATTTGAATTTGGAGAAAAAGGATAAAAAATGGCAAGACCTATTAAACAAGGACTTGAATACTTTCCATTTGACATAGATTTTTTTCAGGATTTAAAAATAAGAAAATTAATCAAATATCAGGGCGGCAAGGCTGCTACTGTGTATACTCTCCTGCTATGTAATATCTACAAACAAGGGTATTACATGATGTGGGATGAAGAGTTGCCTTTCATTATTTCGGAACAAACCGGGTTTGAAGAGGCGTATATACGGGAAGTCATAAAATGCTGCTTGGTAGTCGGGTTGTTTTCTAAAGAATTGTATGAAACTGAAAAAATACTGACATCAAAAGGTATTCAAGAACGATATAAAAATGTTTGCATTTCTTGCAAAAGAAGATATGTTTTTTCTGAATTTAACCTTGTTTCTTCGGAAGAAAAAGACATTTCTTCCGAAGAAACACCTATAAACTCGGAAAAAAGTACACAAAGAAAAGAAAAGAAAAGAAAAAATAAAGTAAATAATAATGTCCCCTTACCCCCTGAAGGGGGAGAAGGTCAAGAAGATAAAAACGAGTCTAAAGGGATAAATTCCAAGGCTCGTTTTCTTTTTGAGGATTATTTTAGAAATACTTTTTCTAACGAGTATTACTGGACACCAAAAGATGCAGGAGCCATGTCCCAGTTGCTAAAAAAAATAAATTTTTCTCGAGAGAAAAAAAAGATGCCAACGGATAGTGATTCCACACTAAAGGCTTTAAAAGCGTTTTTGTGTTCGATAGAAGATACTTGGATTTTAGAACATTTTAGCGTTACTGTTATTAATTCAAAATACAACGAGATAGTCGCTAGTCTAAAAAAAGATTTAAAATTAAATCAAGGAAGTGGAAACAACAGTCGAAAATCTAATCAGGACGTATCAAAACAGGTTGATTACTCACAGAAAGACTATTCAGAATCTTTCTGATGTTGATTTGAGCGATCCTAAGACGTTAAAAGTGCATGAGTCGATAGTTGTATCAATCGGGGAAAATTATTGTAATAGGGAGGGGCGCAAGTTTGAAATTGACGACAATAATGAAAAATTGTTCCGATTCCTTCTGTATTACTTCAATGGATCTAAAAAAGCACTTGAAATATTTCCTGAAAAGCAGTATGCCCTGCACAAAAATATTCTCCTCGTAGGTGAACCTGGGTGTGGGAAAACAATGATGATGCAAATATTTTCGGATTACCTGAAAATAACTGATAATCCTAACAAATTTCACAATTTGAGCATCACACAGATGGTGAATTATTATAAAATCCATTCAAATATTGATCGGTATACATACAACGAAGCAGATGCAAAGTATTTCAATGGTAACCCTTTCAATATATGCTTAAACGACATCGGGATAGACATTCAACAGAAAAGTTTCGGAACAAACATTGACGATATCGTCAATGAATTTCTGTTTGCAAGGTATGAGATTTTCCAAAACAATTTCAAACGGACACACCTGACAAGCAACTTGTCTACAAAGGATTTTAAGGAAAAATATGAAGAACGGCTTGTAGACAGATTTAAAAACTACAATGTTGTAAACCTGCCTGGCAAATCAAGACGGAAATAATAAAAGAATTTTGAAAATGAAAATCGTACAAGAAGAACCACAGAAACTAAAAACCGACTATGAGATAGTCGCTCCTGTCAAACAAGAATACAAAAAAGTCGGTAGTATAAACCTCAAGAGGGGTATGACACTATACGAATTTGACTTTAAGACGTTTGTTTTGAAACCTGTTCAGATAGACCGCAGGCAAGCCATGGTAGACATTAATGGGAGGCTAGTCAAGAACGCAAGAGCAACATACAATCCGAATGCTTTCTACATTCAGGCTCTGAACATGAAGAATGCCGAGAAAAAAGTAATGAAGTTTATGATTAAATATAAGTTAATCCATGAAAAAGAAAAAAATACTTGACGCATGTTGCGGTTCCCGTATGTGCTGGTTTGATAAAAACAATTCTATGACTACGTTTATGGATATTCGAAATGAAGAACATACTTTATGCGATGGGCGCACATTAAAAATAAATCCTAATATCGTAGGTGATTTCAGAAATATGCCTTTCCCGAATAATTCTTTTTATCTCGTACTATTTGACCCACCGCATTTAAATAAACTTGGAGATTCTTCTTGGCTTGCAAAAAAATATGGAAAATTACTCCCGACATGGGAAGATGATATTAGATGTGGATTCGAGGAATGTATGCGGGTACTTAAACCCAATGGCATCCTAATATTTAAGTGGAATGAACAACAAATTTCTATAAATAAGATTCTTACCATTATTAAAGAAAAACCATTATTCGGTCATACATCGGGTAAAAAAGGGAAAACAATTTGGATGTGTTTTATAAAAAATAATGGGAATGGGAAGATATAATAAAAAACATAAGAATGAAAACAAGTAACAGCCAAGCAAACATACTAAGCAACTTATCTTTCGTATTAGTAGATATTATTGAAAGTTGCTTTATCGAGGCTAATGAAAAGCTAAAAAGTGAGAATTGCGAATTTAAACACGAAGCTAAACGCGAGTTCAACCTCCTTCTTTCCCATTGCCGGAACCTGAAAAGATATGTCCGGAATTGCAGCGAAGAAACTCAGGAGTTTTTCGGTAAGGATTCGGATATGCTGTATCAAACATTAAAGCTTATCATTGACAGATGTGGCACCGATGATGTAAAGCTTTTCAAATTCTTCAATTACATCAAGACATTCCCCTCTCAGCTGGATATGGATATTGATGACACGGTGTTCAACGGAGTGTGTAAAAAATAGATTTAAAAATTATTGGTGTGTGCTATGGACAAATACGGATCGATAGATCAGAACTGGTATTCTTCCGAAAACCAGAAACATGAAAGGGAGAAAGCGACAGAAGCTTTGAAACAAATGAAAGAACTAGAAAAACAATATGAAAAATCACGTACTGTGATTATTGAAAGCACACAGTACAAAGGAGTCAGGAAACGGTATTTAAAAACAAAATCATGAATAGAGAAATATTATTTAAAGGGGAACCTATTGATAAAAATTTGAGTATCATTCCTGATTGTTAATTTATCACATAAAAATGGACGCCACCTAAATGATGACGTCCTTGCCAACTCCACTACAACAGACACCACAAAAAAACGTGTCTGCTTTATCTATTCTTACCGAGGTAGACCAATACCCTTACAGAAATAAACTCGCAGACACGTATATACGTAGTCCAACGAGCTTAGTATCTGTTTTTTTTATTTTGGTCTTTTCGGCAAGTACTAAACTCAACTACAACAATTACAAAACAATATGCGCAACTCTTTGCACATTGCAAATATAAGAAATTATTCCTGAATTTAAATTAATAGAATAATGGATAAAGAACTACTAAACAAAATCCTGCCTTATTGCGGGTATGGTCTGAAATCAATATATAAAGATTATTTGTGTTGAATCATTAAAAAGGAATCCTTATGTTATTTAATGAGATTATTATAGCAATAAAAGTATGGCTTTTTGCAATAAAAGTAAGAAAAAAAAGGAGAGAGAATATTTGTTTTGCTTGCAGAAGATACTGTGTCGACGATTATGGCGATTGCATATACGAGCATAATTGTGAACTACCTAATTGTGTAGATGTATGCAGTAGTTGCGGGAGAGTTATAGATCTCCGAGACATGAGAATATTTGATATCAACTGCATATATTGCAGGAAAGAAAAAGAATATAGAATAAATCATGACAATAACAACAAAAGATAACAAAGGAAGGACACAACGCTCAGAGATATGGTTCCATGAGAGCTTTATTGCCATACATTGGCATCTTTTTACAGATAATCCAGAAGTTGCAAAGGGAGCTAACCGAAGCAGGGAAATCTGGGGATGTTATTACTGTGCGTTTGAATCCATTCTTCCGAAATGGGCATTTAATGAAATTATCGAATCGAAAGAAGCAGTAGAAGAATTTGTAAAATGGTATAAGAATGAAAAAAAGAATCCCTATGCAGAATGATTTTGATTTGTCGGAAAAATGCCGTATGTTTGCTTTCGATTCAGACCAAGAATCTTTTAGTGTAATTGAAAGTGCAGCATTTTTTTATGCTGTTATGTGATGTATCTTATCTAAAAAAATAAGCTACTCAAATCCCTGCGGATTGCTGTGCTTTACTGTACACAATTGATTCTTGGTCGAATTAGGGAGGCGAGTAGCTTTCTTTATTTTATTAATTTCAAATTTCATACGCGAATGACCAAGAATCGTGAAAATTTGAAAGCTGCTATCAGTGTAGCATCTATTCAACGTCCACCCCGACGAAACGAGGGTAAACTACTGCAATTAGAGCGTGAAATCAAGACGCTTAAATCCGAAAATCAAGAATTAAAAACGGAACTGGCTGAACAGAAAAGGCAGAACATTCTGGAAAAGCAGAAGAAAGAGGAAGAAAAACGATGTAAGAATCGGGCCTATTACTTTATCCTAAGCGATGGTGCTTTCCAAAGGTTCGCCGAGTTCCATAAAACACACCGGGCAAACCTCGACTACCACGGGGCTTGTCTTGCGCAGCTTTATCTCGATTCATTTACTACAAAATAACCCACCATGAAAGAATTAGTTTTATTTGACAAAACTCAAAATAGTATTTTGGGTAATGTCAGATCGGACGGCGACATGCTTAGTCTGACAGATTTATGGAAAGCGGCTAATAGCCCAAATAAAAAAGACCCATCTACATGGCAACGCCGTGAATCAACAATTGAACTTATTGATACAGTGTGCAATTTTTTAAATACCCCAAAAATGGGGGTTTTGAAATCTAAGCGAGGGAAATCAGATGGAGGAACATGGGCGCATAAAAATTTAGCACTTGCTTATGCAAAATGGTTGGATCCCAAACTCCATATTCTAATAAACGAGGTTTTCTTCCAGCGTATCGAAGAAGAAAAAAATCCTGACCTTATAGCAGATCGGTACATTAAAGCCTACAAAAAGAGAGGTAAGGATGAAAAATGGATTCAAGAACGTTTTGAAGGGAAAGTAGTACGTAATACATTTACTTCTACTCTTGCAAAACATGGTGTAAAACATGATGGTTTCCGGCAATGTACGAATGCGATTTACTCCCCTTTATTTGGCGGTAAAACTGATGTAATCAGACAAAAGAAAAACTTACCGGAGAAAGCTAATATCCGTGATAATCTTTCCCGGCTTGAACTTATGTCAGTGAAATTTGCTGAAGAATTGGCTTCGGAAAATATTAAGAACAATAATCTACAAGGCAACAATGAATGTGCAAAAGCAAGTTTTATTGCTTCAAACGCGGTAAAAGATTGTGTTTTAAAAAGCAGACAGAAAATAAATCAAACAATATAAATATGGGTAAAATTTCAATTACATACAATGGGGAAAGTATCCTGATTGAATCAGGGAAAAAGAAGTTAACAATAACAGCAGAACAAGCATATTATTTAAAGGAAATGTTATCTGATATTGATAGTAAATATAATCTAAGACCACAAATCCAAAACAAATAGAATATAATAGCAATTCAATAACTCAAACTAGAGGGGTGTAATGCCCCTCTCTAAAATTAATAAGTTCAAACAACCATGATCCCCAACAAAACTAGTAAAGACTACAAGCGGCTCAAGGAGCTGCTTGATAAAGGAGAAAAAATAACTGTATTTTTCTTGCATAAATCAGGGTATGGAACTGAGCATAAAATACGCAAAACAGCAGAAAAGAAATATAAAGAAATGACACACTGTGACGGATATTTTATAGGCCCAATGACCATATACCCTTTCAGTCAAAAACCTTTTGAATACTACTGTGAAAAATACAATGTTGAATTTATAGAGCCAAATTTATGAAAGACCAAGTTTTGTCAATAAGTCAGATGAGACATCTAAGAGACTTAGGTGTTGATACACAGGAAGCCAGTATTATACACCTCTTTAAAGATGAAGAGGGGTATTATATAGATTATGATAAAGCAGAAGCTTTAAGGGAAGAAATCGTAGTATCAGACAGATACTACGATGCTAAAATGGAGGACTGTGACCACTCACTTAGAATGGATTACGGAGTGTTTACTCTCCAAGATTTATTAAATATTATCCCTTCCAGAATACTCTCTGAATCAAATGAAGTATTTTCTCTTAGAATAGAAAGATGTATAGATGAGTGGGGAATATACTACGGGACTACTGAAGATAGTGACGGAAGTAAACTTTCCACTCCAATTTATGGGGATACGTTACTAGAATCTGCTTATGAAATGCTTTGTTATCTTGCTGAAAATAAACTTTTAGAGAGGAGGGGGAAATGAAATATAACAACCTGTACGAAAACAAGTTATGAAAATTTGTATAATTCTAATCCATGAAATACCTTTTGTTCATGATATTATGGATAAAGTAGACCTTACAGAAAGAGGGAGTAAGGTGTATGTCAAATTTAAAGCAATTAAAAAGGAATTGCATGGTGAAAACGAAGATGATTTCAAAAAAGTTGTAGAAGCTACATGCTTCGAACAGCACAAAGAATTGCAAAATCTGGAGGGAATAGGCAAACCTGTGTTTGTATATGCCGTATCAAACAAATCACATCGCATTGTTTATTTCCGGAAAGGCATAAATCAAGTGTCAGACGGTAAAAATATATATATGTTTGATGATTTGATTTCTCGTTTTTTATCTGTTCAAACAGATAACATGAGAAGAGTTACAAATGTCGGGAATGAAATTAATGGAAAATTTTGTCCGATAAAATGCTATAAATACTAATACTTAAAGATGAGAAAAATGACTAGTATAAATCTATGTAGATGTCCTTATTGTGGATCTTACCACTATGAAGTAGGATTCTATGCCACCGCCTACAATTGTAAATATCTTGACTGTGGAAGTTTATTTTGGTGGGATTTTACAAAAAAATAGCATGAAAGAGAGAATAAAAGAATTGTTTTTAGCATTAAAAAAGAAATGGTTATTAAATAAAATGAACCGTATAAATCCGAACCCGGCAGAATACAAAAAATGGGAACATCATACTTGGGGTAATTCCATCGAAATCTGCCGGATTAATAAAAATACATTCAGTATTCGAGGTTGGCTTCAAAATAAACCCGAAAATGGGGACAAGTTAATCTATGAAACAGAAAGTGGTAAATATGCCGTCGGATACATTGTAGATGTTGAATATTGTGGCGACCCAAGAGATATGTTTTTTGCAAATGTAATCCCGTTTGAGTATTTAAAACACCAATAATAGAAACATGAGAAAAGCAAAAATAATAAAAGGAGCCCTACGTCATATTTTGTGTGATAATGACGAAGTATATGTACATTCCATCTGCCCGGAGAATGGTAAGGCTATAGTAGAAATTTCTGACGGAAGATTATTTAATGTAGATGCTGAAGATATACAATTTAAAGATCCTCCTGAACCAGACAGAGGTATAATCCTTCAATCTTACTCTGTCTGTCCTGTTTGTCATGGGACCGGAAAGGTTACTCCTGGTTTTTATACATCTGGTACCATAGGACAAAATTCAGATTGGTCTAATACTTGCCGGACATGTCACGGATGTGGAGTTTTAAAAAATTAAACGAATTGATATGAAAAAACTACTGACTCAACTTTTTGAAAAATGGACCTGTAAACATGAATGGGTAACATACCAGAAATGCGATGTTTATGATGAATTTAGCAGGGAAATCCCTTCACATTTAGAATTTATACTTATATGCAAGAAATGTGGGAAAATAAAGAAAATAAGATTATAGCGAGGTTATACCTCGCTATTCTTCCAAAAATTTTGACAAACTTTCCATGTCATCAAATTCTTTTATTTCAGAATCATCTTTTATACGTACTCTTCTATTTTCCCTGCCTTTTTTTACAGCTTCTATCATCGTCTTGACTATTTCAGACATATTGGCCATATCTATTGTTATATTTTTACAATGCTCTACTATTGAGCATAATTCATCCGTAAAAGATCTTGATACAAAAGATACACCGGAAAAATCAAGGATAACCTTGTCTGATATACCATCTATCGCGCTCCTTATTATTTCCGCATTAGAACGGGAACGCACATCGCTGCTGATCAATGCTGATATTTTTATTATCTCCTTCTTCATGATTCCCATTTTTTAATTATTGTATATATTTTTCGTATTTAAAGTCCGCTGGAACATCTATCGGTATTCTCATTAGAATAATTGTTCCGTTCCAGCTTATTGAATCCGGCAATTTAATAAAATAACTCTTATGGTCGGAGTGTCTATGAAAACCGCCTCCTGACAACATAAAGAAGGCTCCACCCAATCCATCTACAAGCATATTCTTAGAGGATGATATTCCATAACCTCGATTCTCTGTTTCAGGCAAATCTTTGGTTGAATAACCTTCATTTGCCATTTTAAGGGCTATAGCGTCATCATCCCCGATTATATCTAAATATTTGCACGTATTTATATAACTACCCAGCACTGTTATCCCTGAATCTGCTATACATATATCAATACATCTCTCCTGGTGTATATACTGTGAATATATGTACCCAAATTTACTTTTGGAATGCTGGCTTATATTGCATATTAGTTCCCCCAAAAAGTAAGACAAAGGCGTTGTTATTCTTTTATCCGCCCCAATCTGTGTTTCAATAATATTTTGTATTGTGGTTTGCAATCCGTCGATATTACTGCCGCATAAATCAAACTTACATATTGGTATATAGGTTTTTTGTATGTAATCATTTAAGATTTCTTCAATATCCACATCTTTATCAATGCATAATAAATCATCAAAATAAATTAAGTTGAAATAAGCCCTAAGGTATGGCGGTATATTTATACATATTATTTTCTTTTCACAATTACTTCTGTATAAAGCAAGAGGGAATAAGAAAAATGGATGGAAAAAAGAGCAATCTTTAAAATCCCAAATAATATCATTGCTATTAATAGCTTCTACCTGATGTATCACCCGAAATAAGTAATTGAAAGCACTTCCGATTCTTTCATCTCTGGTCACATTCGGTATGTTAATGATATTACTCATTTATAGACATTTAATATAAATCTCAACTATACAAAGGTCGTAAAACTATCTAATAAAAACAATTACCGCCATAGTTTTTTAATAAAAATTAATCACAAAAAGAGGGGACACAACTCCCCTCTCACACCTTCCGATATGTTCACGACTAAATATTTACGCGGCCTTACAGGCATCTTAAAGCAAACAGGGCTATTTCGCTGATATAGCTGCTTGCTGCGTTGTCGGCTAAGTTTACAAGTATGTCAAACTTTTCGGTCATGGTGTGTTTAATTCTTTTCGTTTGCCAGGATCTTTTTTATCTTTTCATCATTAAATCCGAACATTGCTGCAAATTTCTTAAATGCATCCCGTTGTCCGGCAGGAATTAAAGCATACAGACTATTTATGGGTGTATTGCTTTTCAATGCTTTTTTCAGCTGTTTATTCTTCATTTTAATAATTCTTTTTTCTTCTTCTTGCAACAATGGCACTCACAAAGGAAGTTCTTTGCTATGTCCCATGTCGCTTCTACAATGTCCTGTCCTAAGTATTGTATTTCTTCTCCGTATGGCGTAATATTAAATGCTTGACAGATTTGTGTCGCAAGATGTCCGCATTCATGACGCCATGATTTTTCAAATTCTTTTGCTGACGAAGTGAGGGCTATAACCATTACAGTCTGACGGGTTATATAATTTGAGTAGGTTAGTCCGGTATCCAATTGTCCGACAGTAAGATTATTGTATGCAGTCCAGAGATTTTCGCCATGGCATCCGATATCAAGTAGTCGGTCCATGATTTCGTCTACATAATACGTATCTACCGCATAATAGGCAAATACCTCCCAATCGTGCTTACCTAGCTCAAACCTCTGCCGGATCATAATACTTTACAATATTTCGTCCCAGTCTACCGGTTCACCTTTTGCTACGCAATCAGCATACCATTTTCTGAATACATTTCCGCCTTCATTGTCAGGATCATCAATAACATCTTTCACATAAAGGGCTAAATGTTGCTCATCCGGGACACTTGATTTGAGATAATCCGCCCGTCCCATATTGCACACATATACAAAATTATATCCTACGTTATGTTCGAGTTTAACCCCATTCTTTGAAAGTAATTCTTCTACCTGTTCCTTGTTAAAAGGTTCAATGCGCTCTTTCTTTCCGGTTGCAGGATTCATCTTTTTCATTCCGTGTACAGCCAGATCACAAGCTTTTTTATTAAAATTCCATCCGTTGTGTCTGAGATATGATTTCATTTCAACTGGAATTTCGTCATACAAATCCAAAGGTTGTTTCATGTTTTTTACTTTTGAAGAGGGCGGAATAATCCGCGCCTCTTATTAAACATTAACGGTAACGGGAATATCTTCCGGTACCTCTTACACCGCGTCTCTGGCCCATTCCACCGCCATAACCTCCACGGTTTACGTATCCTCCACGACCATAACCGCCGCGTTCACCCATGTCGTCATCACCGTAATCATCTTCGTCATACTCGCGCTGTCCCATACCTTCCCCCTCGGAAACGTCTTCCAGACATTGCATCAGTTTGCCACCATAACGAAGCATTTTTTCCGCATAGTCGGACATCTTCTCGACCTTGCTTTCGGAAATTTCAATCATCATCATACTATTGTTTTTTAGAATTGTTACTACCAGATACCTTTTCGGAAGATTTAAAGAAATCAGCCATCATTGCCTTCAGTTCACTCAACTCTTTTCTAAGTGCTTTATTCTCTTCATCTTGCCGTTGGCGTTCGGCAAACTCCGGATTAAGGATCTGGAGCATCTTGTCGCAAGACTCCAGGACTGAACGGTGATGATCCACGCTACCCAATATCTCTGAAGAACGGTTTCTCATAGCAGCAACTTCTGCATTCATGGATTCCTTTGAACCGGATATTACCATATTTCCACCTCCGGGAAAGTTTGCATCAGCAATGTCAGACATTGCTGGTATCTTTTGAAAAGTGACTGTCTGTTCCCCGACTTTGATTGTTATGTCAACCACCATTCTCGGAGGCTGCCCATAAGGAAGAGGTTGTTGCATAAACTCCGGAACGGGATTGGAAACCCCGGTTACGGACCCGACTTCAATATATGGAGTGCCATCCTTATGAAGGATGAAGAACTCGCTGTTTGTTCTTAAATTCTGAAAAGGCATAATTAATTAACTCTTTAATGGACGGGATTTCTCCCGCCCGTTGTTGTTTTTAAACCACTCCGTTCATAATTTGCAACGTGTTGGTTGCGCGGTCAAACCAGAACTCATACACTCCGGTACCGGGGATGTCTGCTGCGGTCAATGCCTCTCCGTTATATTTGGTGACTACCTGGGTAGCCCCATTGGTCTCGAATATAACTGGAAGTGTGCCGGTTGTGCCGGTAGGTACCGCTTGGGCGATGTCGATGTATATCGTTCCTCTGTACCATGCGTTCACAAAAGCATGGTTAGGAAATGAAAACACCACATTAGCAGTATTGACCGTTACACCCGAGGTCGATATAGCCGCAGAGCCCCTACGGTTTACGAATTGAAAAGGATATACTGCCATAATTTTCTGCATTTAATATATTATTTACTATATTTGCATTTGGGATAGATGAGAGTAATTAACTCATTGATAAGAGGTATGTCAACGCCTTTTCCCGTTTTTTAAGTTGGCATTATTAATCAAAAGTTGACAATGACAAACGAAGAATTTATCAAAAATATTTCCCTTGACGGGGAAGAATGGCGTGATGTAATCGGATATGAAGGACTATATAAGGTTTCTTCTTATAGTAGGGTTATATCTTTATCTCGAATAGTAAAGAATAGATATTCTAATAGAAACACGAAATGTAAGGTCTTACACCCAACCATAAGGAGTTATAAGGGAAGAAACTATACAAGTGCTACAATGTCTTTATGGAAGAACAATATAAAACATACAGTTCATTTACATAAAATTGTTGCATTATCTTTTGTCCCCAACCCTAATAATCTTAAAGAAATAGACCATATTGACGGTAATCCATTAAACAACTTACATTCAAATTTAAAATGGTGTACCCACTCTGAAAATACAAATAATCCTATTACTCGACAGAAGATTTCTTTAGTCAAAAAAGGGAAATTTAATACCCCCAAAAGCCTTTCCGTTATCCAACTAAAAAATGGGATAATAGTGAATAAATTTCCATCAATATCTGAAGCAGTAAGACAAGGTTTTTCCGGCTCCAAAATTTCTTTGTGTTGTAACAGAAAGAGAACATTTCATAAAGGTTACACATGGATGTTTCTTTCCGATTACGAAACTCTTACCAATAAGTCAAAGAACTCTTTTATCTAAACCTTATTATGATTATCCCCAAAAACCTCCATATGGAGAATAACCGTTATATCCATAAAGTCCCAATTGCGAAGCCACACAAGTAGGCACGCCGACAACGGGGCTGTATGGTACCTTGGCTACTTCCGGTTGGTTACACTCGATTTTTGCCAAGCGTGAACTGAGATCACCTAAAGCAGCACCCAGGGGAGCTGTTGCTTGACCAATCATTTGCCCGAATGTTGCCGTTTGATGTTCCTGCGATAACTGAGTTTGCAAAGCTGATTTAGCTTCACGCAGCGCATCAATCTTGTCCAGTAAAGCCTGATTCTGCATTGCATCCAGTTTCCCCAAAATAGCATTTGTGTTTGCGGTTGCTCCGTCACGTAATGACAGGGTATTTTGGTTTGCCGTGTTGACCAAGGTATTAGTCTGGTTGCAGATGGCTAACTGGCTTTCATAGCCTTGCGTAGTGATAGCATTCTGTGTTTTACAGCAGCAGTCTGCAATTGCTTGTGCAATCTGGCAATTCCCGGCCTGAACAGCGTTAATGATTTGCTGTGCACTCATACCAACCTGGTTGCCAACACCCTGTATCTGGGACATCACGGCGTTAATAGATTGCTGGATTTGTCCTACGGAACAATTTAATGTACTGGACAACTGATTGATCGCATTTCCATTGCCCTGAATTGCAGACATCAGAAGTTCCCTGCCATAGTCGTTGTTTATAAGGTTCGGAACTCCTGCAGCACCATTCCCGCCTCCGAAGCCGCCATTTCCCCATCCGTTGTTACCCCAACCCATAAGGAAGAACAAGAAAATAACCCAAATAAACCATCCTCCTTCACCTCCGAATCCTCCGTTGTTATTGCGTCCGTTCATCGCAACAAGTAAATTCGGATCGATACCTTTTTGCTGGAGCAGCGGGGCCAACATAGCCATCATACCGCTTCCGCCTCCGTTCCCGCCTTCCGGGAATACAAAAGTTTTTGATTCGCTCATTTTTATCGAATTTTGATTACTCCGGCACCATTGCCGGACAATTCAAAATTCACATACAATTACTTGCTATTAAATTAATTGCTTGCTAATGCCTTGCTTATCTCTTGCCAAATACTTGACAATACTAGACTATGCTTTAATCGGCTATCCATTTTACTTTTAAGCCAGTTCACCCCTTGCCGTGTTATGCCTAATTTGCTAGCTATAGCGGTATCCGAAAAACCTAATTTTGAAAGTGCATTGATTAGTAATATACGATAGCTTACATATTCCTCATGCCGGTCTGATTTAATCATTTCGAAAGATGCTCCGGTACGTTCTGAAACTATTTCCACCACTTTTTCAAAAATTTTTTCCATAATTCTGTAACCAAATAAAAATCCTGTCCGTAAAACTCCCCGAAAGAAGTCTTACAGACAGGATATATTGGTGGTGCTCTATATTTTGGAAGGGGGGCTTCTTTCCTTTATATCTTACCCCGGATAAATCGTATTATCTTGAATACAGATGGGATACTGAACGCAAATAGCAAAAGGACAAGCCACCACATTATACCAGGGACTTTATTCTTTACCACTTCGACCGGATAGGGAACCGCGATGCTATCTGTTTTGCTTATATTTACGGTATCATGCATAAGCCTATCACGATACACAATATGATATTTGTCTCTGAAAACTGTATCGCCTTTAACAAGAACAAATACACTGTCGCGTACATAGATACTATCCCGCTTTATCTTGTCAATGTATTCTTTCTCTGTCTTTACTGTCTCTACCGGCACGTACTGAATACTCCGGCAGGAGAATATAGAAAGGGCTATCAGTATAATTATTATCCTCATTTTTCTGTTTTTTCTTCTATGTCAATAATATCAGACTTCCGCCTGAAAAATTTAAAAATATCGACCTTTACATGCCGACCGTGAGCTTCAAAGTAATTCCCATAACAGGAATTTATCTCAAACCCGTATATGACCAACAGGACAATAGAAGGAAGCAGCGGAATGTCAAAAGGTTCTCCAAATGTCTTCCCTATAGCTCCGGCAAGAAGAATCCAGCATAAGTAATCTACCATTTTGTTGATAGTCCTTCTCCCAGCCCGTGAAAACCGGATTCTTTCACCCCTTTTCTTGGATGCCGCTATCCCAAACCTCAGGTCTACGATAATTAATATCAGTGCAAGCAACATGAACCATTTTAAAGGTTCGATAAAATCCATAAAACCACTCATGAATACTGATACCATTGCCGAAATTGTGTTTCTTTCACTCATAATCTTAATTTAAATGTGGTACTTCTATCCCCTCCCGAAACATTGTTATAAACAATATTTTTTATAGTTCTCGACAAACTCCTTTACGGTCCCTCTGCCTAATGGCGTATTGTAATATTGTTTCCAGTATTCACCCATCGCCCAAACATCCTTATTCGAAGGTAATGCCTCCTTTACACGCAAATAATGTATGCGGGTCATACAGATCATCAGCTTTTTGTTATCTACAAGCATTTCAGGTTCCAAAGTTACAACACTGGATGCTTTCATTACTTTCCCCATTAGTTCCGGTTTATGCCGGAGAAAATTAACCACAATATCATTGAAGGTTGCCGGCTCCATCTGCCCATATCCTAAAGCCGGACCACCGCCAATTTGCCGGGTGTACTTAAAATTGCTTTCCTGAGCAAACGTCCCCATGATAAGATCTCTTGCATTGTCAGAGTACAAGCCTGTTTCTTTCAGCGTTTCGGTTATTAACCTTCTCCATTCCTCTTTGTTCATATTGTTTTATATTTCTAAATTATTCTTTTGTATTCTCAAAAAAACTTTGTAAATTTGCAACATAAGATTGACTTGGGGTTGCTTGGGAAATATTTATAGAGGTCGCGAGGGCGGCCTCTTTTTTTACTTACTTTTAATAGCAGATATTATTGCATTTTTAATAAAAACATGCCAACTAGCTCCCATTATTGCAGCTTTAAATAATTCTGTTTCATTTTCATTCATATCTACTGGTTCTTCGTTGAATATTTTTTTGGCAATTTCGTGCATTTCGATAGTATTTGTATTTATATATACTATGTTGCCAATCAGTCGATGAATAGCTGAATTCATCTCTTTTTCTGCCAATTGAATATAGTCATTACCTAATAAATCAATGGCAATCACATCTTTTGTATCAAAACTGTATTTCATTGTATTGGTATTTGTTATAATGAAGTGACTGTTTCAACAATCTTTCCATAAAATTCCGTAATCAACGGGACAATTTCCTGAATAATGCCAAGATCAACGTTCGCCCCATTAATTGAATCGAAACCAGATGACTTTGTGTTATACTTCAAGGCTGCATTCATGTACTTCTGGTTTTCTCCATTAGGGAGATAGCCGCTTGCCACTACCGAAATAACTTCCGGAGCCTGATCTTTTTGGTATTCTGCACTTAAAGAGACATTAACACTTTGTACTGTCTCGGTCGCTTTCGCTGAAATAAAATAGTTAATTTCCATAATTTTTATAATTTATCTGTAATACAATTGTCCGGTTGATCTGTCTATGCATAGGTAATAATTTGAAGAAGGGGCTTGGGTGACATTTTTAAAATATACAGCACCATTGATAGTTACAGTTCCTTTTGCATTTATTACCTCGGTCCTTTTACATAATTCAAGAATGTTACCATTACATTCCATATATGCACAAGATTCATTACTAGCCAAAGATGGAGTAAATAAATAGAGTAACGGTTGATATGATGTACCCGATAAAGATTTATGATTTACACCTACCACAACTTTAGAGGTTCCATTTTTGAATAAAATCATATCATCTGAAAGTTTAAATCTATTATTTTCAATATAATCAGTATATATATTAAAACCTCCAATTTTACCTGATCCAGCTGTTATTTTCCCAGTAATTTCAGCATTAACGGCAATAAGTTTCCCATCGTTAATGGTTACTGAATTTTTCCCTCCGTCCCCGACCACAACTGCACCGTTAAGGTTAATTTTGCTCGCATTAATTGAGATTTGCTCTGCAGATTGGTTGATTGAGCTGATAATGTTATCTTTTCTCGCATACAGTAAATTTCCGTCGTCTGTTGTTAAAACTCCTGATATTTTAGTGGTCCCATTTATGATATTTGTTACACTCGTTTCAATACTACCAGCACGAATTTCCAAATTGCCTATGCTTGATTTTATTACCTTATCGTTTGCGCCATAGTCCGTTTGGCTTACCTTAGCATTAATGCTTTTATTCAAAACATCTAATGTTGCCTCGTATTCTGTACGGACTACATTTGTCAGGACAGGAGGGTTTATATAATTTCGGATAGTGATGGTCTGGTCATTAGCAGTGAAATCGCTGTCGTGAAGTACCGGGACCGTATTATTGGTTGTTTTAAATCGATACTTGCCACCACCACGCAAATAGCAATATTCATTGCTGCTACTAGTCATCTGCCAAATATGACCTCCCGGGTAGCATGGCCTTGTTTGCGGCTTATCATCTATGATTATAGTCTCATTATGTATCCATGAACATTCAAAAACTTCTATCGTCCTTTTAATTGGGATCACTCCCCAGCCACGTCCATTACTACGCCATACACACAAGAAAGAAAAACTACCTGTGGTAGTATGACTAGCCCAAGAAGGCTGTCCCCACCCTGAGTCTAGCTGAGAATCAACCTGTATCCTAGTCTCCTTTGTGGGAGGAAGATTAATTGTTACCGGATAATACTTATTTTGGTCGTACTTTGAGTTAGTTAAATCAATAATTGTTTCGCGTTCTGTTTTTAATATAACGTATTCCTTTGCCGCAGATGAAATAACATTTAGGATTTCTTGCCGTTTCGGATAATATGCAGCTATATTAGAATAGTCTGACGATATTGTAATGTTTTCCGGAGACGAAGCAGTATATTTTGTAAGTGCCGTATTAGCCAGGGAATATGCATTATTATAATTTATCCAAGCCGCATTGTCGGTTAGGCTATATTTTTCCACATTGGCTTTTATCTCTTTATACTCAGCCTGAATATCTGCCTGCTGCTGTTTCATTGCAGACTTTTCAGGAGGAGAAATAAGGGAATCAGAAGCCCAATTATTTAGCTTGGATGTTGCTTCTGCTGCAGTTGTTTGAGCAATTTCTGCGGTTTGCTGGGCTAGTTCTGCAGCACTATTTGCAGCGTCTATCCCAGATCGG